CATGTTACGGGTTGTGGCGGATGCCCCTTGGGACATGGTGAGCGTAGTGTCTGCGCCAGTAGAAACGGCTTGAGTTACATAGCCAGAAATAGCCTGCTCAAGCAGCGTACCAATGTTCAAGTTGTTGGTCGCACCCCAGTTACCAGCTTGGTCACCCGTGCCTATAAGCTCTAAGGCTAAATTGGTTGAGTATGTTGCTGACATGTTTTACCTCATTGTGAGTTATTTATGGTTGTCCAGCCCGGTGTCTGCACATCAATAATTTTTGCCCAGCCAGATACAGCCGTATTATCCGCCATAGTGACGGATTCTGAAACACTTGTTGGAAATGCGGCTATGACAGCGTAAGAGTCCGCCATAGTTATAGCTTCTGTTATGGAGTCGGTAAACACACGGACGAGCGTTTCCGCATCCGCCATCGTCATGTCTTCGGTAATGGAGTCGAAGAACGCGTTGTAGATAGCAAAATCAGCGTCTACTGTTGTGTCTTCAGACAGGGCCACCGCAAACTGTGCGGCGATAGCGATATCGTCGGCTTGGGTTACACCATCAGAGAAAGTCTGTAAGAACGTGCTTAGTTGCGTACTGGAGTCATCTGCGGTTATACCTTCATTGACACCGTCAGAGTAGCTAACACCCGCATCGTTGGGGGTATCGGCTATCGTAATGCCGTCTGAGAAAGTCTGAAGGAACGCGGATAGCTGGGTGCTGGAGTCTGCCGCGCTGATGTCTTCTGTTACAGCAAACGAATAGCTAGTGCCCGCTAACGCAGCAAATGGGGTTGCAGCATAGGCGGGTATCCCAAACATTACTTCTCCAACGCAGCTAGTCGCGCCTCAAGAGCTACAACTCGCTCGGCTAGTTTGATAGCCGCAACAAGAGCCGCGCCACCGTAGTTCACAGACAGAAGCCCATCTTCGCCAGAAACAACCGCCTCTGCCAAAGCCTTTTGGAGTGACTGAGCGCCAACACCAACCTCGGTATTGCCACCCTCAACACGATCAAAAATACCGCTTTTAACGCCAGCCAACTGCTCAATGAAGTCGGGGGCAACATCACGCCAGTTTGTCTTGAGGCTTTCGTCCGAACTAGAGACATGCGATACCGCAGTTAACGCGCCAGTAGAAGCGTTGTAAGAAACTACGTTAGTGTTGGAGATAGACGCTGTAGTTAGTGAACCGGAAGTAGAAGTAGTGCCGATAACGTAATACGTGGCGGAAGTGGTAGTCCCTGTGATAGTCGCGCCAGCCGCCGCTTGGAATGTAGGTAATGCGCCTGCGCCATTTGAAGTCAGCACCTGCCCAGATGAGCCAACACCAGCAATAGACTGATACGCACCAGTAGAAGTAGTTCCACCGCACAGCACAGCGTATGCTGTTTGAGAAGTAGCGCCTGTACCGCCAGCCGCCACAGGTAAAGTACCCGCCGCAAGAGCAGAAGAGGAAGTGGAGTAGAGAGCGCCATTAGCCGCAGTGAAGGTTGTTAAGCCTGTGCCACCATAAGCTGTAGGAATCGTTCCGCCGTTCCAAGTACCGCCTGTAATAACAGTAGAGCCAAGATTAAGAGCGTTAGTGCCCCAAGTCACGTTCTCAGGAAGGAATCCGTGGACATCCCATGTGCCAGCAACCGTGCCGTTAGATAACAATACAAGTTCAACCGCGCCACCAGAAGTAATAGTGCCAATAGCACCAGTAGAGTAGTCTTGGAGGGTCAGCGTTCCCGTTGCGTTGTTGTTGAACACAAACGCCACGCCCGTAGTCAGGGTAGTAGCGTCAGGCATTGTGTAGGTCTGGTTGCCCGTGCCGTTCAGTGTTTGTGAGTAACTAGATGCCGCTGTCAGTGCTGTTGTACCGCCCGCTGCCGCAGTAGAAGTGTCGGATTGATTGAGTCGGTTTACCGCTACGTTCTGGTTGGCATCACGCAACATCACTGAACTAGCGCCAGAAGAAGCGGTTACGCCCGTGCCACCATAAGCGACAGGAATAGTAGAGCCGTTCCAAGTGCCGGAAGTAATCGTACCCAACGCACTGACGTTGCCAGACGCGTCTTCGTATATCGCTCTTGATGAAGGGTAAGTACAGAAAACATTAACGGTGCCGCTAAAAGTAACCGCGCTTCCAGAGTTACTAGACGCATAGACAGTCGTGCGCGTGAGCGTAGGCCCCGTAGATGAATACGTGCCTAGTCCTGATTCCCAATTACCAACAGCGTCGGTAGCGGCATAGTACGTCGTATTGGTATCACCAATAGCCGTGAACGTCTGATACCCTTCTACGGTGCCAGATAGGGTAAAGCTAACTGTGGTGTTAGCCGTACCCGCTTGTTGAACGCGGTCTGCGAGAACGAGAGCCATTTAAGACTCCTTTTAAGAAGTTGCGGTAGTCGAGTAGGTAACGCTAACAGTATCGCCAGAAGTAACAGCCTTAGCAGTGCTGAAGTTACCTTCAGAATACAAAGTACCCGCAGTGCTAGAGATTGTGCTGACAGCGCCAGAGCCTGTTACCAAGAAACATCCATACACAGTAGCAGAACCTGTCATTGTGTAGGTAATCGCAGTGGCTGTTGAAGTTGTTATGTTTGATGGGGTTGTACCAGCAGAACTAGCCGCTGCGAATACCGCAGTACCACGAACAGCAGAACCACCAACGGTGTAGGTAGTCAACTCAGTCCATGTCTTAGAAGTCATGGTGTCTGCGGCTGCGAATGTGGTGCTGTTGTTAATCAAACCTAAGAATGGACCAACAGTTGTATAAGTACCAGAAGTACGTAGCAAGGTATCAAGCATCAACTGCTTACCAACAGCTACAACTAGGTTAGGGAATTCTTCGTTCCACTTGAGGTTACCCTGTGCATCACGGCACTCTACGTGGTAGAAGCCATCAACGCCCATACCCTCTGGGATAACAGCGTTAGCTTGCAGGGTGATTTCAGCGTGGTCACCAAAGTTAGAAAGTTCTTTTTGCATGATTGCTCCTATTAAGAGAGTCGGATGATTGCAGACGTGTTAGTGACTGCTGGGAATTGTACGGTGAATGTACTGGTGCTGGTTTTATCTGAACCAAAGTCAAGCACGCATACTGCGGGGTTTGTTGTGCCGTTAGCCAAGTAAATCAATGCACCTCGTGCTGTGACAGCAGTTGACCATGCGGCGTTAGTGAAAGACAGATAAACAGTAGCAATCCCAGTTTGGTTTCCAATCGTGGGGGCTTGAGAAATAGTTAGTGCCTGACCGCCAGCCGTATAGCCAGAAGCAGAGACTTCACCGGTACTTGTGTAAGTCGTGGTGTCTGCGTTTAAGGTAGCAGCATTGGTGTACAGCGCAATGTTGTAGACCTGTGTTGTGCCAGTACCAAAATCAAACACACCATCAAGCATACCTGTCTTGAATGTGTTTGTTGCAAAGTTGCCTGTGAAAGCCATTATCTAATTCCAGTATTCTGTGGAAGAGGGGCTTCACGGAATTGCCCAGAGCGATAAGCATCGCTACGCTCCAGACCATCACCAAGACGTTTAGCAAGTGCTAATGCTTCTTTGTATTTGAGGTCGTAGAACGCCATGATGTCTTGCTCACCCTTCATGTAGGTGTATGCCTCAACCAGTGAGCCATATAGCAAGACAGTATCAAAATTGTCGCCCAACCAAGTTGTACCAGAAGCGGTAACTGTGATTGACTCGGGGTAATAGTAATAGTGCAGTTCTACTGTGTAAGACGCATCTGGAGTCGGGCCAACCATGAAAGATAACTCATTCGTTATCGTGCTTCCATTAACAGTTGGGCCAAACAATGCGTAGTACTTAGGAATCCCAGTATCTGTTGTTGGGTTTGGATAAGCCTGACGGATGAAGTTCACATCCTTGTTTAACAGATACTCATACGCGCCAGTAGCATCAACTACGGCTAAAGAGTAGGTGGACAAGAAATCATCTGGGCAAGACAAATATTTATTGGTAATCGTTAGATTACCCACTACGTTTTTACGCAACGACGGAAACTGAACAGAGTTGTATATACGCTGTTCAGCTTGCTCAATAAAGCGATTCAACTGGGTCGTTGAAGACACAACTGTACCGTCCGCCAAAGTGGTAGACGGGAACGTATTTTCTGTATACGTTTGAATCGCTGTTACGAGTTCCGCGTAGGTCATGCCATTGGTCCGCGTGACATCACGCCTTTAGTTGCTGCGCCAGTACCACGCATCTTGATGCCTGATGTTTTAACGTTAGTGTTTGCTGGGTTGCCACCGCTTACACGGCGAGCAGGCATACCACCGGGAGTAGACTCAACGGAGCTTACGCTGTTAGGGTCAGTCTTATACCCAATATCAGAACCTACAGCCTTACCAGACATATTGTGTGGTTGCGCGTAGACGCTGGCAGAACCAACTTCTTTGCCGCCTTGTTTCATGCTAAATTTAGCCATATTAGCCTCCGCGTTGGTTGTTTGCGCGAGCCATATTACGGCCGACGGCTCTCATAGCCTTGCCTGTTACGCCACCCTTTTTGAGCTTAGTCATAGGCTTGCCGGGGTGTAGTTTTTTCTCATGCTTGTGCACAGCACCAGCAATCATTTTCTTGTCCTGTTTTAAGTCCGCTTTATCCATTTTCAACTCCTAAGTTGTTGCTACCGTAACTGTACCCAATTCCACCACTAAAGCCAAGTTATTTGGCGTCAATGACGCATCGAAACTACTTGACCCGCCTACTGGTGCCCAACCCCATTGGAAGATTCGGCTACCACCTTCATTCGTTCCTGTGCCACTTTGTGTAGTGCCACCGTTCACATTCGTCTGCAACCCGTTGTTCCCAGACAAAATATAACTTCTGTCAGGGCGAGGATTCCTCAAAGCCTGTGGGTCGTCCACCGGGAACATACCCAACTGCAACTGCGGCTGATCTGGGTCCCAGCACTCTGGGCACACCAACAAGTTGTAGTTCTTTAACTTGATAATCTCAGTCTTCAGAACCTTCAACTTGAACCGTTGGTCACAACGATCACACTGCGCAATCGCGTATTTGCCAGAAGCAAAACGATTACCCATTAGATAACCCTGCCTCTCGTTCTACCTCTTGCAGCAACCCCATCCGCACGGCTAGAAGCGGTTACTTTACCGCCTTTTTTCTTAGGGGTTGGCATTCTCAATTCCGTAGGCCCAGCAAACGGGCTTTTACCTTCATTTCTTCTTTTGTCTGAGTGCGCCCTTGCTTTTTTCTCAATTTCTT